AATGGATAAAACTAAAACAGGTAACTTAATAAAAAGACTAGAGGGAATTTTTGTAGAAGAAACGAGAATGACAATTAAGAAACAACAACCAAGATTAATTAAAATTAATACAATGAAAAAAATAGAAGCTTCTGTTTCAAAAGTTGAATACCAAGAGGAAGATTTTTAATCATGAAAATAGGAATTAATTGGCACTTAAAATTTAGAGAAGAAATTAAATATCTTAAAGAAGAGTTAGAACTGACCCAAATATGGTTGGATAGAGCAGAAAAACAATTGGAAAAATATGAAAACAATAATACTAGGACCACCGGGAACGGGGAAAACAACAACATTATTAGACTTAGTCGACGAGTTCATCCAACAAGGGATAAGACCTAAACAAATCGGTTACTTTTCTTTTACTAAGAAAGCTGCGAAGGAAGCAGCAGAGAGAGCTGCAGAAAAATTTAACTTAGATATAGAAAATGATCTATCCAATTTTAGAACATTACACTCATTAGCTTTTAGAAATTTAGGAATGACTAAAGAGAAAATGATGAAGACAGAAGACTATAAAGAATTTGGAGAGAAATGTGGGATCCCTATTAAAACAGCAAGTTATTCATCTGAAGATGGTACATTTAATTCTGATAATGAATACTTAACAATTATTAATACAGCTAGAGTTAAAAGAGTAGATCTTTTAGAATACTACGACTCCAGACAAAATATATTAGATATAGAGAGAAATACTTTATTTTTATTATCCGAAGAATTAAAAAAATTTAAAAAACAAAAAGGTTTAAAAGATTTTACAGACCTACTAGAAGAATTTATAGCAGAGAAAGTTAAACCAGGATTTGAAGTATTGTTTATAGATGAGGCTCAAGACTTGTCTTTATTACAATGGGATATGGTTAGAAGTATTTGGGCTAATGCTAAGAAAACTTATATTGCAGGAGATGATGATCAAGCTATTTTTAAATGGGCTGGAGCTGATGTAGATCACTTCATAGCTTTAAAAGAAGAAGTAAATGACATTAAAGTATTAGATCAATCTTACCGTATACCTGGTGGTCCTATTCATGAATTATCTCAAAAGATAATAAACAAAGTACAGAATAGATTTAAAAAAGAATATAAACCTAGAGATGAGATTGGTATTTTAAAAAGATATTCTGACATTACTCAGGTCGATATGGGTGAGGGAAATTGGTTAGTATTGTCTTCGGCAAATTATTTTTTAGATGATGCCAAAGAATTATGTGAAATTCAAGGTTGGTATTATCAATATAAAGGTATGAATTCAGTTAGTTTAAAACTTTTATTGGCCTTAAACAATTGGGAAGCTTGGCGTAAAGGTGCATATTTAAATCATTTAGAGATTAAAAATATCTATGAGTATCTCGGTGCAAATGTTTTAGTAGGCTTTCAGAAGGGTAAAACTTTAAATTCGGATGCGAAGTATACACTAAAACAATGTCAAGAGCAATATGGATTACTAACAGATAAAGTTTGGTACGATTCCTTTGAGGGCTTAGATAACATGACGGAAACCTACATTCGTAACATGAGGGCGAATGGAGAAGCTATAAATAAAAATCCTCGTATAAAAATGTCAACCATACATGGAGCAAAAGGAGGAGAAGCCGATAAAGTTTTATTACTCCAGGACATAACAGGTGCAGCTATCGAAACGTTTAGTCACGATCCAGATGAATTACATAGATTATTTTATACTGGAGCGACGAGAGCGAAGCGTGAATTACATGTCTTAGATCCTAAAAACTTTGATCGGGCTTATTTAATATGAAAAAAAAACTATATAATGAACTAAAGAAAAAAGGAATCATCAATAATAAAGTAAAGCTTGGTGATTTACAATCATTAACTAAACAAATAGGTGGAGATCATTATAAAAATATGGTTATTCAACCAGCAGAATTTATTAACAAAAATAAGTTGCTTTTTGCCGAAGGAAACGCAATTAAATATATTTGTCGACATCAATCAAAAGGTGAGTTACAAGATATAGATAAAGCAATACATTATTTAGAAATGGTAAAGGAGAGAGACTACAAGTGAGAAGTACGCAGATCCCATTATTTACCCCGGATACTGAATGGGTAATGCCCGAAGAATTAAAAGATTTAACAGGAGCCAAAGAAGTTGCGATCGATTTAGAAACAAATGATCCACATCTGATTACTATGGGCTCAGGTAATGTGACCGGAAAAGGACACATTGCAGGCGTTGCGGTGGCCGTAGAGGGCTGGTCAGGCTATTTTCCGATACACCATGAGCAAGGTGGAAATTTAGATAAAAAACTCGTTTTAAATTGGCTCCAAGACTTATTAAATCAAGAAAAAACTACCTTTATATTTCACAATGCTATGTATGATGTCTGTTGGTTAAGACAGGTAGGAATTAAAATTAGAGGACACATTGTAGACACAATGATTGCAGCATCTTTAATTGATGAGAACCGCTTATCTTATACATTAAACACACTAGCAAAACATTATGTAGGTATAGGTAAAGATGAAAAAATATTACAAGAAGCAGCTAAAGATTATGGACTAGATCCTAAAAAAGATATGTGGAGATTGCCAGCGCTTTTTGTTGGACAGTACGCAGAACGAGACGCAGAAGCTACATTAAAACTTTGGCAAAGATTAAAGATAGAATTACATAATCAAGAATTAATGGATGTATTTACATTAGAGACTAAATTATTTCCATGTTTAGTTGATATGAGATTTAAAGGTGTCAGAGTTGATCTTACACATGCAGATAAAATTAAAAAAAATCTGATGGAAAGAGAATCCAAAATTCTTAATAAAATCAAGGAGTTAACAGGAATTAATGTAGAAATTCATGCGGCAAGATCTATCGCAAAGGCCTTCGATAAATTAAAATTACCCTATGATAGAACAGCAAAAAGCAATGAACCTAGTTTTACTAAAAACTTTTTACAAAACCATCCACATGAATTAGCAAGATCAATTGCAGATGCACGAGAAATAAATAAAGCACATACAACTTTTATAGATTCTATAACTAAGCATTCTATTAATGGAAGAATTCATGCAGACATAAATCAAATTAGATCCGATCAAGGTGGAACAGTAACCGGTAGATTCTCAATGAGAAATCCAAACTTACAACAAATTCCAGCGAGGCATCCTGAACTTGGTCCAATGATAAGATCTATTTTTATTCCAGAAGAAAAAACTGTTTGGGGATCATTTGATTACTCCCAACAAGAACCTAGAATTTTAGTCCATTATGCAAAACTACAAAATTTAGAAGGAGTTGATGAAATTGTTAGCGCATACAACACCGGAGACGCAGATTTCCACCAAGTCGTAGCCGACATGGCAGGCATAGAACGTAAGCAAGCCAAAACTATTAACTTAGGATTAATGTACGGCATGGGAAAAAATAAATTAATGTCAGAATTAGGTTTGATGAAAGAATCAGCTGAAAAACTAATTAGACAATATCACTCTAAAGCACCTTTTGTTAAAAAGTTAATGGATAATGTAACTCGTAAAGCAGAGGATAGAGGTAAGATTAGAACTTTAGGAGGAAGGGCTTGTCATTTTGATTTATGGCAGCCTACACAATTTGGTATTTTTAAACCGTTACCACTTGAAATGGCTCGAAAAGAGTACGATGAGCCTTTAAAACGAGCATTTACTTATAAAGCTTTAAATAAATTAATACAGGGGTCAGCTGCAGATATGACAAAAAAAAGTATGGTAGCTTTGTATGAAAACGGTATAATACCTCACATACAAATTCATGACGAAGTAGATATTTCTGTAGAATCTGATGCACAGGCTGAACAAATAATTGAAATTATGGAATCAGCTGTTGAATTAAAAGTACCCAATAAAGTAGACTACGAATCAGGTGCGAATTGGGGGGAGATTAAATAGGATGTTAAATGGATTTAAAAAAAAACACAAACGAATGCAAAAAATGTGGTCATGCCTGTCATTGTTTAGAAGACTTACATAGTGATATATATGGGGTTTGTACTTGCGATAATTGCGAGTGTAAGGATCCTAAAAATGCTGGAGAGGAATGTTTATCATGTCAATAGTGGAGAGTGCCAGGATGGACTACAGATTTACAGCAGCATTACTATTGGCGATTTGTCTAATGGTTTTTTTTTTAAAACCTGCCTACCCAAAAAATGAATACCCAAACCAACAAATGATTGATATAAGATATAAATTATGAATAAATTACTATTAATATTGGCCCTACTTGCATTCACTTCGTGCGTTGCAGTGGGACCTAGATGTACTTACACACAAGAAGGAACTAAACTATCTTCTTGGATTTGGTTTACAAAAGAAATACCCGTAGATTTAAGTAAAGATAACTGTAACTAATGCCACTAAAAATTTCGGACGAAGCAAGCGTTCAAATGCCTATGAAGACAGTAGCTAGTCTCATCGCGCTGGTTGCGATCGGGACGTGGGCTTACTTCGGCATAATTGAGACTCAAAACAAAGCATTAAATCGTTTAGAACTAATGGAGAAGGATCTCGTAGAGAACACGGCTTTCCGTATCGGATGGCCTCGTGGTACTCTCGGATCCTTACCCCGCTGATTCCGAACAATTTATGCTTATCGAAGAACTGTATAAGCAGGTAGAAAAATTGCAATTACAACAAGAAGCTGGAAT